CCACAAAGTATATAATCAATGTATAAATGCAGGGTATACTAATGTAACCATTATGGAAAAAGGTGAAAGACTTCACGATTATGATGCAGTTATTCTTTATCTAGGCATAAGTTATGAAGGCGCTTTAAATTTATTTGGTGGACTAGGAGATGAGTTTTGTAAAAAAATGATTCAGCTAGAAAGTTATCCTGGAAAACTGATATGTCTAGAACATGAAATGCCTAACTTGGTAGATATGGTATCTAAAAGACTCAAAAATAGTTCTACTTCTTCTTATGCAAAAATAATAGAACTAGACGAATTACAAAAAACAATTGATAGAACTGAGAAGATCGATAGAATAGAAAAGACAACTAAACTTTGTTTTGGAGACAGTCATTCTTTCTCACAGTATCAGGCAGGATACATGACAAGTAGAAACGACGGTTTAACTTTGTTTTCAATATTAAGAGACGGAGTTAAAGAAAAGATAATGGAAAAGTCTGGTATAAATACAGACGACCTAACACATCTTACTTTTTACGCAGGAAACATAGATATTAGGCATCATCTTTGTAGAAGAGAAGATAGAGAAAAAGCTACTAGAGTTATGGTTACATATTTAGCAGATCAATTGAACAGGTTAAATATCCCAAATATTGAAATATCTCATGCACTACCCATCGAGAATGAAAGCAGAAAATTACCAAAAACAGGATATTACAAAGATACTCCATTCTACGGTTCTTGGCAAGAGAGAGCAGATTTAGTAAAAATATTTAACGATACAGTTGATGCTGTCTGCGAACAATATGGCTGGAAAGCTTTATCATGGCCAGAAAATATATTAAATGACAAAAAAGAATTATCGTTTGATGCTATGGAAAAACCACAAAGTGTTCACTTAAGTAGAGAATACTATAGATGGGATATGGAAAATAATTGTGAAAATAAATATCACAAAAGTGTAGTTTTTTCATTCTAACTTAGTATTTATATTGGGGAAAATAAAAGTGAAATAATTTTTCCGATTAAAAAAAATTTATTATATTATATAAAATAACAATTAAAGAGGAATTAAAATGGCAAAAAGTAGTAAAATTAAAGTTGGTATTATAGGTGTAGGAAACTGCGCTAAGTCACTTGTTGAAGGTGTACAATACTATGCTGAAAATAACAAAGAAGAAACTGGTGTAATGAAAACAGACATTGGTGGTTATTTAGCTGGCGATGTTGAATTTGTAATAGGTTTTGATATTGATGAGCGTAAAACTGGATTAGGTTTAGGTAAAGCTCTTAAGCAAAGACCAAACTGCGCATGGGATATTGTAGATACTATTAAGTGTAATGCTCCAGTATTTGAATCTCCAGTAATTGATGGTTATGCAGGTTTAATGGATAGTTACCCTGAAGAAAATAGATTCTTAGTTTCAGAAAAATTAAGGAATTCTACAGATATGAACAGAGTATCTTGGACAACTAAGTTAGAAAGATCTTGGAAGGATTCCATTATCAAAGAATTAAAGAAAAGAGACGTTGAGGTACTTGTTAACTATTTACCAGTAGGTTCTCAAAAGACAACAGAGTTTTGGGCAGAAATTTGTTTAGAAACTGGAATCTCTTTTGTAAACTGTATTCCAGTATTTATAGCATCTGACCCTGCATGGGAGCAAAGATTTATTGATGCAGGTATTCCATTGATTGGTGATGATATGCGTTCTCAATTTGGCGCAAGTATTTTATCTCAAATGCTACAAGAATTGGCTTTTGAAAGAGGTCACCATGTAAAGGCTCACATTCAAAGAAATGTTGGTGGTAATACAGATTTCTTAAATATGGAAGACAAAAGTAGATTAGCATCAAAAAAGATTTCTAAAGAAAACGTAATTAGAGCCCAGAATGATATTAGAAACATTTCAACTGAAGATTCATTCCTTCATGCAGGACCTTCTGAATATATTCACTATTATGGAGATAACAAAGTTGCAAACTTTAGACTAGAGCTTGAAGGCTTTGGTGGTTCTCCAGTAATATTTGACGCTCAGCTAAGTGTACAAGATAGTCCAAATTCTGCAGGAGTAGTTATAGACGCAATTAGATATTTGAAAGTTGCAAGAGAATTAGGAGTAGTAGGAGCATTAAGAGGTCCTTCTGCATTTACTCAAAAGACACCACCAGATCAAATGATGTTTTCTGATGCTGTTTATGAATGTACTGAATTAGCTAACAGAAGATTAACTGAATCTACTTCAAAACAGATGAATGATGAAAATTAATGGATTTGACATAGACGGGGTAATTCATTTAGGAAATGGAGTATGTGGTGTAAGGCCTGGTCCCAACGATGTAATCATAACGGGTAGAAGTTATGAAGAAGAACCAGAGACTAAAGCCTTTTTACACAAGCATGGAATCAAAAATCATGTATATTTTAATCCATTACCATTTGAAGAAAAATCAAGAGAAAGTTCAGGAGCACACAAAGCTCGTACCTTAAAGTTCTTAAAACATGAAGAAGGAATTGAAGTTCAGTTTTTCTTTGAAGATGATATTATTCAAAAAGAAGAGATAGAGGAAAGTTGGGATGGAAAGGTAATACATGTTTCTCATGACTTTACAGAAAAAGAAAATGTGAGACATTTGGAGGATTTAGATGGATAATAGGCTAATTCAGCTTGGTAGTACAAAAGACCAGTTGCTTAGAAACAATATTGATTGGGATGTATTAAAAGACTATGAGCATTTTGTAAAGATGGTAAATAGGAGAACATTATTTCAAAAAGGAATAGTTGAATCTTACAACCCAACTGACCCGGCTCTTGGACTAGAAGTAGAATACTTTCACCCTTCAATAACCGCTGACGACAGGATGGTTTACATTATGGAAAATATTGTGACCGTTCCTGGCCTCAAGTGGCAAAACGTTATTGGTAATACAATTATATCTCACTTTTACGGTGCAAGAGGTGTACATAACATTTTAACTGGAATAGATGACGATAAAAAGGCTCACATAGATTTTGTTAAACTTGGCCAAGAGCAAATAGAATTTAAAGAGACAAAAAAGGTTGGAGAATATACTAAACACCTTAGAGAACTAGCAGTTAAGGCAAAAGAAGATAAGCAAAAAGTATGGGGAACAACCGAACTTCATACTAGTATTCAAACGGCTGGTAGAAGATTCGTTAATGGTTGGTATTTAGGAGACCCTAGACATGCAGATAAAGGAACATGGTCTAATGTATCAGAATGGATAGCATCTTGGACACACCTTCCATCTGGATACAATTCAAAAAAGACCGTAATGCAAGGTATGAGAGAAGCAAAAGACTTAAGTGAAGGTTTTGCATACTTAACAGGTGAAAACATGATAGGAGACTATTACGGCTATCACTGTTCAACATCTAACTCTGTTAACCCCAAACTTAATTTTAGTCACGATTCTAAATTTGTAGCTCCAGGCCCGGGTGCCTGTGAAACTCTAGAACTCATGTTTCCAGGTTTATCTAAGAAGGATGTGCCGTTAGGAGAAAGAGTCGTTTGGATAAGAGAAAATCAAAAAGAAATTTTAGATATTGAGTTTCATAAAGAACTATGGAACTATACTTCTACTAGTGGAATAAAGATATTTGAAGATGAGCAGAATGAACTAAAGTCTTATGGTACTGAAGTAAGTCTTTGCCAGTATTCTGTTTATTGTAGACTCAAAAAGAATCCACATCTAATTAAGAATAGAAAGGTTGCAAGAGCAACTCCAAAACCTCAACAACAGGTATTGTTTGAAAACACTGAAATGGAAGAGGTTCTTGTAGGTGAAACTTGTAAAGTAAAAATGGTAAAAGAAGAGCCATCAGAAAAAGTTAAGCAGATCAAAAAGGCAAAAACTAAAAAGATAACTCTTAATCAACCAAACATAGACTTAATAACTAGAATCATGAAGTCTCTTGGTAGTAAGTCTATTAGACACGACCAGGTGTTAAAGGTAATTATATCTGAAGGAGGTCATGGTCTTAGACTAGACAGTAACTGGAAAGAAAGTTGGGCAATCATGCAAGAAATGGTTAAAGCTAATATGCTTGTTAAAACTGGCCAACACTACGATTTGATTTAATGGGGAATTAGCTCAGTTGGCTAGAGCGCTACATTTGCACTGTAGAGGTCATCGGTTCGACTCCGATATTCTCCACAAATTGTTAATAACTTTTCACTCAGAATTTTTTTAATTCAATTATTTTTATTATATTAGCTTATATAAAATGAATACTATGAACAACTTTAAACTATCAAGAATAACGTCAAAATTTGACAGAGGCCTATACAAAATGTATCAATTTGGCTATGATGACGAAGGTAAATTCGTTACTAAAGTAGATACATTCAAAGACTATTTTTACTATTCTGCAAAACACATTGATGATATATTAGACATAAAACAGTTTGATTGTACAGATACTACTATCTATACTTCATTACATGAGGAAGAGGTATACAAGATTGGTTATACTTCAATCAAGATGAGAAATCAAATAGCTAGAGAGCATCCAGGTAGAATATTCGAATCAGACATGAGCCCAGAGTTTAACTTTGTTCTAGATAAAAACATAGAATGGTCAGACAAAAGAAACATTTTGTACTTTGATATTGAGACTTGGTTTGACCCAGAAAATCCTAAAGATAACATGCCTGAAAAGGCTAAAATGCCTATAACTTCTATACAGTGTTATTCTCCAGATCAAGACAAATATTATGTATTTTCATGGCATCCAGAACATACCAAAGATTTTGATGAGCCAAAAATAATTGATGATGGAAAATATGTTTTCATGCTCTGTAAAGAAGAAGAAAGTGCAATACTTGGTTTTATCAACACGCTTAATATGTTAAAGATCGATATAATCAGTGGTTGGTATTCTGCAGGATATGACCTTCCGTATATTGTTAACAGATGTAAAGTTTTAGGTTTACCTTATGAAAATCTTTCACCAATAAAGGATGTTTACATTAGAAAGCGTGGTGAATACTGGAAAGTAAATATAAAAGGTCTAGACCATATTGATATGATGGAAGGTGTACAAGACATGGGATATAATCTTCCAAACTATAAACTTGCAACTGCAGTTAAAGAAATAGTTGGTCAAGAAGGATTAGATAAATTGACCGATGTTACTTGGAAAGATTGGGATACAAACTATAAAGGTTTTATTCAGTATGGTGTAAGAGATGTAGAGATACTAAAAGAGATAAATGACAAAATAAATATATTTGGACTATACACTACAATTCAAAGTATTGCAAACTTAGATTCTTTAGGATTGGTGTTTTACAAATCTATGATTGTTGATAATTATATACTAAAAGAGTTCCACCAAAAACTAATATTTCCTACTAGAAGACATGGTAGAAAACAACAATACGCCGGAGCAATAGTATTTAATCCAACAGAGCCAGGCGCACATGACGATGTTACCGTTATGGATTATACTTCTCTTTATCCAACAGCGATGATGGCTTTTAATCTTAGCCCAGAAACATTTATTGCATCTCAACAAGATTGTGATAAGTTAGGAATTAAGATTGAAGAGATAATAGACCAGCTAAATAAAGATAACATACCATTTATAGATACAGGCTATGATGAATCTCTATTTGGTGGTAGATATTTATTTTATTCTCAAGAACACAAACTAGGTTTATTACCGTATGTATTGAAAAAGCTATTCTTAAAAAGAGTTGAGATAAACAGAGGATTAAAGGCTGGTGAATATACTGGTGACGATATTGTTGCAATGGAAAAAAGACAATGGGCGTACAAAATTATATTAAACTCTGCCTATGGCGCAATGGGCTTTAATCAGTTTAGGTTATACAAGCCTGAAGTAGCTGACGCAATCACGTATTTTGCAAGACAAGCTCTAAAATTTGCAGTATTAAAATTCAATGAGTACGGACACAAGACCCTATATGGTGATACAGATTCTATATTTGTAAAGTCTATGGGTATGACAGCAAACCAAATGGAAAATCAACTAGAGATATTCAATGAAGCCTTAAAAGAAGAGTATGTAAAAAGATACAATCCAAAGCTTCAAGATGATTATATGTTGATGGACCTTAAGTTTGAATATGATATGGAAAAGATATATTTTGGTGATTCTAAGAAAAGATATTACGGCATAGTAAGAGACACAGGCAAAAAGTATATTAGAGGTATGAATATTATCCGTAAAGATACTCCTGAATTTATGAAAGGAGCAATGAATAAAATAGCAGAATTAGCAGTTAGAGAGCAATTACAGACAAAACATTTACTAGCTTTAAGAGAAAAGATAGAATCTGTTGATTACAAGATGATAGGTATATCAAAATCCTTTACAAAAAGATTTAATGAATATGTAAAGACAATGCCTCAACATGTTAAAGCTTCAGTTTGGGCTAATGAAAGGTTAGAAACTGCAATTAAAAATACTGATAATCCATATCTGTTTTATATAAAGAGCAACTGCGAAGAAGAACTGAAACCCAGAGATAGGCAAACAGCAATATGTCTTAATGAAGAAGACTTAGAATTGATAGAAAAAAGAAAAGACGTTTTTGAATTAGATTATGATACATTTTTTGCAAAACAAGTTTTAGACCAATTAAAAGAATTTAATAAGATTGAAAGTGTAAAAAATATTTTAGAAGATTACAAAGAAATAATTAAGGAAAAGGCGACAATATAATTACTAAAAATGATATTTATATTAGTAAAAAGTTATGAACAAATCAACTAAGGAGGTTATACAATGATTGAACCAATCAGAGGAAAAGTAGCGATTAAACAATTAGACCCAGAAGAAATGACTTCAGGTGGAGTAATTCTACCGGATATTTCTCAAGAAGGGGTAAGTAGAGGTAAGGTTGTGGCCGTTGGTCCAGGCGCCTATAATTTTGGAACACTAATAGAACCAATGGTTAAAGTTGGAGATATAGTTGCGTATCCAAAAAGAGCAGCATACACTGTTGAACTCGAAGAAGACGACATTTTAGTTGCAAGCGAAATTGACCTATTTGGTATAGTTAAAAGAGGAGAAGAATAATATGGCTAAAGATTTAACATTTGACTCAAATGCAAGAAAAGCATTAAAATCAGGAGTTGATAAGCTGTCAAAGGCTGTTGAAGCTACATTAGGACCAAGAGGTAGAAATGTAGTTATTGAAAAAGA